CCAAGGATTGCACCGATCTGTGCGCCATCTAAGCCTTCTGCAATGGCTGTGTTATAGACAGCCTTAGTAAGTTTAGATAACGCACCTACTCCAAGAATTGTGCCGTAGGTAATAAAGCCTGATTCTTCTGGGCTTCTAACTCCCACATTGAAGTCTGATACTTCTCCAGCAAAGACTGTGACATAAGTGCCAGAGCCGTTCTTTAGTTCTAGGCTTATCTGCTCTGTGACATTGACTGTGAAGGCTGCTCCAGTCGTGTTGATTATTTCTACTTGGCAGTAACTTGCAGTTGGCTGGCGATCAATATCTAAGCGACCAGATGCAAAGGAAACAGAGGTAACAGTCGTATAGACATCATCACCTACTGTAACTCTCCACTCTGGGTACCAAGTCATTAACTAGCTCGCAAAGTTCCACGATCGACTGCCCCACGAACTACATTTTCAATGGCTTCTGCAATGGCGTTAGGGTCTCCGATGCCTGTATTGACTGTAATGTTCACTGTGCCGTTATTTGTATCTGCTCCAGGAAAACCGCTAGAAGCATAAGCACCTGCACTGGTTGAACCGCCTACAACTCCACCTGTACCAGCGACAACAGGCACAAAGCTGCCTGCAACCAGAAGTGCATTAACTTCGGCATTAGTGAGTAGTTTCTTAATTGTTTCAGTTGGTGTTGGTGTTGCTATTGTTGTTGTTGCGCCGAATCCAGCAGCAATAAGTTTTAACTTAGCAATAGCCTCATCAAGGTTAGTAAGGTTGATTAAATCCTTAGGAACGATATCTTCAAGGATAGATTTAATGTCTTTTAGTTTTAGATCTTGACCTGTCAAAGCACCAAGGATTTTAAGGTCTGCATTAAGTTTGTTAGTTGCAGCAATAATTGACTGCTCATCCTTAGAAGCAATGGCATCCTCTAGGGCGATAATGTCCTGCTTGACTCGTAGTCGAGCAAGGTCTCCAGTAATGCCTAAAAGTTGAGCCTGTGAGGTTGCTTTGCCTATCTGCTCGACTGCACTCTTTTCAGCTGCTAGAAGTTGGATCTTCTCCATGTCAAAGACATCTGTGCCTTTGCCAAGTGCTAGTTCTGCCTTAGCAATTGCAGCCTTGCTCTTGTCTGCAAGGACTTGCTTACTCTTTGCTTTAAGTAATTCTTGATTGCGCTTTAGTGCTGCTGCTTCTAATTTAGCCAGTGCCTTCTGCTGTTGCACCTGTGTAAGGGTGAGCTTGTTTTCTTCCTGCTTGACAGTTGTTGGAAGATTGATTCCTATTTGCTTGCCAGCAAAACCACCAAAGATCTGGCTTGGCAGATTCTTTAGATTCTTGATAAGAGTTGGGATTACACCAACAGTTCGACCTGCTGCCCCTGTTACCTTAGCCAGTGCTGTTGCAATGGACTCAATAACATATGCCGCATCGCTGGCTTCTGTGCCTCCACCGATAGCAGCAAAGGCATCGACTAACCCTCCGCCAATAATCTCTGAAGCGTTGCCTGTGGCAATACCTAAGACATCCATTGAGTAAGCAGTCGAACCTAGATAGTCCTCGGCTGATCCAGCAGAACGCTTTAACAGAACTCCAAGAATCTGGTTAAATGACATCGATGCAAGCTCTGCCTTGCTAAGTCCTGAATTGTATTTGGTCAGACCTTTAGTAACTCCTACATAACCTCTAGCAAGGTCGTTAGTTACTGTGCCAAGATCAATGCCAGAGGCTCGGCTAATCGTAAGGGCATCGTTGAGAAGTTTCTGTGACTGGGTCAATGAGCCAGTAGTAGTAAGCAAAGACTGAAACGCTGGACGGAGAACATCATCTGCAATGGCTGCTGACTTTTCTAAGTTGGCAATGTAATCCGCAATCTCTGGGTTAGCAAAGCCAATGCCTAAGTTCTCTACTGCTCTGTTAAGTCTAAGGGCTGCTGCTTCATCTTGGGCAAAGGCTTTAACCGCTGCCTTGCCGTAAGCAACGACTGCACGAGTACCATAAGCCAGACCTACTGCTCCAGCTAGTTTCTTAACATTGCCAGTTAGTTTCTGTGTTGCTGTTTCTGCTTGCTTAAATGCTTTCTTGCCAGTGAACTCGGCTGCAATATCTATCTTTACATCTGCTGCCATTATCGTCCTCCTACTGACAAACCGCTGCCACTACCTTTAGCGACAACTTTCTCAAAGTTACTCTTAGAGTTTTCAATAGCCTTAATTACAGCAGCTGTAGTTCTGCCCTGATCTTCAGCAAAAGCTCTAAAGATCGCTCTACCTTTCATCTTCTGACTAGAGCGACCTACTGCTCCTTCTTTGCGAACATAAGCATTAACGATTTGACCACCCATTGCATCGATAAATTGTTGCCCTGCATTAGGGTTATTACTTTTACCATAGCCTTTACCTGTGCTGGTCATGTAACGCTCTTCCCCAGCACCTGTATCTTTTCTCATTGTAGGAATGACTACTTCACGCATCTTGGCTTGTGGTCTGCCTTGTGGATTCTTGCGACCAGCAGTCTCATAGATTGCTCCAGCAGCTGAGGCATTCTGGATTCTTACTAATGATGTGAAACCAGAACGATTTGGCTTAGATGGCGTTGTCTTATAACCAATGCCACGCTTGGCATCTGCAGCCGACCAAACACGCTTAGACCAAGCACCTTTTTGATTGCTATCTGCCCAGCCACTCAGCGGAGCTGAGGAAGGAATAAAGCCACGCGCCTTAGCAGTAATAGGCTTTAGGATTGCGCCCAGTTCCTTCTGTGTTTCTTTGGCAAGTTCTGGCGTAAAATTGCGGAGGGCTTTGCGGAGTTCAACTCCGCCCTTTACGCTTGCTGGCATCGCTGACCTCCTTCGCTTCATCTCTGAGACCTTGCATCAATGCATCTAGCATGGTCTTATCTAGTTCTAACAATTGCTGTGGCGCAATCCCCAACCTAATGCTTAGCCTAGCGATTAGATAGGTGAATGGAAGATCGCGCTTTAAGCTAAAGGGTCTGAGTCAAGCACCTCAACACTTTTAAGTGTCTCGATAAACTCAATCCCGAAAGGCTTAACAGTTTCACCTGACCTGCGAGTGACTTCCCATGCCAGCCAATAAACATCGCTTTGCTTTTCCTCATCGCGAAAAGCCTTGTGGAAACCCTTTTTAGCGTATTGCTCAAACGAATACTCCACTGCTGGAGTGATCTCTCCTTCTAACACGCTTCCATCTGTACGAACGATCTTTAGTCTTGCCATGGTTAGCCCCTTTGTTTAGTTGTTTAGAATGTGCCTGATGTGGCTACTGCAACTGTTGAGTTAGCAGTGAATGTGATTGACTGAGTACCGATATCGCCTACAGCACCATTGATGTCTGTGGTGTTGTTGACTAGCAATGAAACAGTATAAAGAGGGTTAGTCGCTGAGACTATTGTTCCCTTTGTCTGTAGGAATACTGCTGTGATTGTTGTACCCCATGCAGCCTGCAATGTTGCAAGAACATTTGCTGATGCTGTGTCATTGAGGAAGTCGATTGTGACAGTAGATGATTCCAAGCCTTTAACGAACTTGTGTGATGAATCACCCATTGCTGTTACTTCGAGTTCATCGAATACGCGGTTGATTGTTACTGCCGTTACATGGTCAGAAAGATCAACAGTGTTAATCTTCACGCCGACCTGATTATTTAGAAATACAGCCATGAGATTATTCCTCGTCTTTCTTGTTAGATGCTGGCTTTGATGGTGTTGGTGCTACCTGTCCGATCTTGATCAGAAAGGCTTCATTCTCTTTTTCCCAATCGGACATGCTTAACTCCAACTCGTTAGGATTGATACAGACATCTCGCAGCTGAGTAGGTCACCCGATGCAGCGTTGAGAATACTTGGTGCGCTTATCGCACTTACATTATAGACCAGAGATGATGCTGCTAACTTAGCGAACACACCACATACAGAATCTTCAATGCCGTTAAGGTTGCCTTCATTGTCAAACAAAGGCACTGTAATAATAATCTTAAAGTTAGCCATAGGGCTGATAGTGATGTGCTGATTGTTGCTAGGTGTTAAATAAGGATCATCTGGAGATACGATCACAGAGTTAGCAAGAACGGTGGCAGGAGGAAAAGCAAAAGTTTGATATTTAGTATTATCTACTAGCGCGGTGGCTAAAGTAGTGCGGAGTGTAGTTATCGCTACTGGAGGCATTAGCCCACCATTGAGCGAGGGTCTAGCGCGTGTGCAATCAATCCTCGCACCTTAGCGAGAAGCTGTGCGCTCATTCGGTAAGGGCTTGGCTGGAAATCGACTGCGTTACTGCCAGAAAGAGTGGCTGTACGCGCTTGCCAGATTTCAACAGATATCATAAGAGCTGCTTGCTGGACTGCCATGTCAGTTGTCCAGTCTGTATAATTTGTAGCTGTAACTTTACCAAAAGGTGCAATCGGATGCACTGGCTTGATGGCAGCATGATTTGTAACCATTGTTATTGAGTAAGGTGTAACTGCTGTGATAACTTTTGATCCGTTAAAGGAAGAGCCACATCCAGTTATTGTAACTGTTTGTCCAACATAATAAGTGTCTATAAGTTCTTGATCAAAGTAAAGCGTTCCCTCACCTACGATGCTGGAATGTGACACGGCATAATTACTGTTAGTCCATAACATAGGAAGTAGAACTGCATCAGATGCGTCACAAACTTCCTGCAAAACGGCATCTGTGTACAGGGTGCCCACTCCAAGTGTGGAGCGTAATTCACTTACTGTCGTGAGAGCCATCTTGTTTCCTTTCTAAAGACTCTGGGGAGTAGAGGGCTACTACTCCCCAGAGCGACTTAGTGTGTTACTTACGCTACGTTCAGTTTGCGGAACGCTGCTGGGTAACGGTTCACTACAGCTACATAGCCGTAGATACCGATTTCCAATTGACCGTTTGCAACTACGTTTGCACGGATCTGAAGTGTTCCGCTTTCGTGGAATCGCATTGCCATTGTTGGATAAACAAGTGCATGCTTTGCTGATGCATTGTCACCTGTGTAGTTAGGATCTACTACCAAGTTCAAGCCTGCAACTGAGCCGTTTGTTGAACCCTGTGTAATTAAGCCGTTAGCATTTTGAGATGCTGCTGCTGCGTATAGAGGGCGTCCCGTTGTATCAACTGCGCCTAGAAGACCAGCAAAGTCAATGCCATCTTCTCCGCCTGTTGTTGCAACCAATATGTTGTTAGGTGTCTGGCGCATTACTCCGTAGGCATCCGAGATACCCAGAGCAATAGCCTTGTAGATTGTTGATGAAGATGATCCTGCTGCTGCTTCTGCTGCGATTTGTGCTGCGTAAGCATCTGTCTTCTGTGCGTAGCTTGCAGCCAACTCACGAAGATACAAATCAAGGAATGATGGGTCGCTGCGATCTACGAGCTCTAAATCTAGAACGCCCGCGCCCGCGAACTTTACAACTGTGTCTTCTTGGAAGGTAACTGTTGTATCTGTTGATGAGAACTCTGCTGCTTCTGCTGTCAAAGCAACAGTAGCCTGTGTTCCTAGCTTAGGAGTGAAGATCTTCATTCCGCTTGCTGGGAGTGCAGCGCGCTCGATTGAATCAATGAATGGACGCTGTGAATCAATGATTCCAATAACATCCTTCAGGTAGTTAGGTGGAACCATACCTGTGTTTTCTGCAACTGTTGCAACTTGTAGAGCTGCTACTAGTTCGCGAGCATCTGCGTCACCGCGTGATGCGTTGAGTTGTGCCTTAGCGTATTCGCCTGCTGTAACATTTAGGTTAAGGCGTGGGTTTGTGTAGTACATTGCTGTAACTGTAGGACGAGCAGCTTCAACTGCTGCTGCCTCTACTGGTGCTGCAACTGTCTCTGGAGTATTCTCCACAGCTGTCTCGCTTTCTGTTTGTGGGTTTTCTTCAACAGGGATAA